TAGAGGAACGTATAATAACTTGTAGGTCTGTGTCTGCAAAAATTTTAAAAGTATAGGCAAAAACTGTAGTAGAGCCATTACCTGAGTAGGAGTTTTTTACTGTAGTTGAAGATACTGTCATAATTCTCTATATTACTATTCTTTCTTTTGTTCAATATCATTATTGGGTTCATAATACAATATTTTAAGAGCTTCTTTAGCCATCTTAATCATCATAAAAACCATATCATCTATAATTTGTTGTTTTTGATCTGCGTCTGCATTTTTCATATTAAATGCTTTTCTCACATACTCGTTGTGTTGATCCATTATATTTTTATATCTTTCTAAAACTGCTATATTTTCATCTATTAGTTTTTTTCTCTTAGCAAGTTTAGCTGCTTCTTTAAAGTTTCCTTCTTTTTTAAGTTTTTCAATAGTTGGTTTATATTTTTTATATTTCTTATATTCATCATAAAAATCTGTAATAAATTCTGATTGCATACTAGGGTCTCTTAAATTAAAAGCTCTCAATCCTGGTATTTTAGTTAAAGAATCCGTAGGTCTTATAGGATCATCTATTATGCCAGTTTCAATTAATGCTTTATCTAATGCCATCATAAAATAATTACCTAATCCACCAGTCCAACCTCTTATGTAATTATCAATAACTATAGGTGATGGAGCATTGTGATCTCCAATAATAGCAGCTAAAGTTCTTGATAATAATTTAGATGTTTCAGTTGTATATGGATTAAATTGATATGGTCCTAATAACTGTCTATCCATATAGTCTGGAACTAATGGTCTATTTTTGAATATACTATAGTTAGTTGCTTGTTCTACAGGTGGAACTAATATTGTTGGTAAAGGATTTAAGTTTCTTAATTGTGTACCAACAAATTCTGTAGTAAATCTTGCTAAATCATTTTTTGCATTAGCATCATTTTTAACCCACCAATCTAAAAATTGTTCCATACCTGTTCCAAATACAACACCAAGATCAAAAGGTTTAGGTATTCTATAAGGAGTGTCTCCTATGACAACTACCCAATAATTATCTTTTACCCATTGTGGTTGTCTTTGATAAATTTCATTATCTTTATTTGCAAACCAAAAATACATTGAAGGCATTATTATTCCAGCAGTTATTGCCGTTATAACTCTGCCTGGTCTTTGAGTAAAACCATCGTAAATTTTTACATAACCTTGAACTCTTGCATTATAGAAAGCAGACACCGCATTAATACCTTTCATGTACGCACCCATTTTTGCGTAATCTATTGTAATATCTCTTGATTCAAATCCAGCTCTTTCTATCTGTTCTCTATTTGTTAATCCTTCTTTACCTGCTTTTTTATAAGCCTTTTGAAATTCACCTAATCTAGTTATGTTTTCACCAATTTCTGATAAAGTTCTTAATACCTCTATCGGATTAAAAATTTTATTTCTTATTTGTTGTCCGTTTAACATTTCAAACGCACCTTTATCCCTAACCATTCTATCTAAAGAAACTAATGTTGATTGCATACCACCTGATTTTTCCCAATCTTGAACTGTTTTTTTTGCTTTTTTACTTATACCTGTTTTGCCAAGAAACATTGTTAATGCTCCCTCAAACGAACTCCAAACAGGTATAAATCCACTTTTACTAAATACAGGTGCTAAAACTGTATCTCTACCAATATTTGAAAATACAAAGTCAGGCGATGTAGTTGCACCTGCACGAAGAAGTCTAGCAGGAGTTCCAATAGCTCTAATAATAACTCCTATTTCTTGAGGATTAAATTCTGACAAAGCATCAGCTAATTCTTTACCAACATCCCAAACTTCAAACTTACCATTACGATATACTGTAACTGAAGAACCATCAGGTTTTACAAATGATTTTCTAAATACTTTAAAATTTTCAATAGCAACATCATTAATAGCAGATGGATCATCTAATACTTTTTCTAATTCTTTTCTTTCTATCTTTGTTTGTTTTGTTTCTATTTTTTTATTAATATCTGGAAATGAAGATTTATTTTTTTCTACAAAATCAAAAAATTTAATTAAAGCATTATTTCTTTCAGCTAATTTTACAATTTTAAAGGTATTAGAGTATATAGTTTCAATAGGATCAAATACACTAAGCTCTTTATCACCTTTAACTCTTTTAAATGGATTTGATACTCCACCATACTTAGAAGGTTTTTCTCCTTTTACAGTTTCTAAAACTCTTGCAAATGGAACATAACTTTTATTAGCTTCTACCATTGCATCAAATGCTTGTTTGTCTATTAATTTTAAATCTCTTGCATATTCAAGAAGATGTCTATTATAAACATCTATTTCTTTTGCAATAGGATCATATTTATCTTTTAAAATTTGTATTGTTTCTTTTGCTGCTTGTGAATCAAAAGGATGTTTAAAACCTCTTCTGTCGTATTCTAAAGCTCTTCTTGCAATAAGATAAGCATTAAGTTCTGCATATTGTTTTTTTAAACCTTGTTCATTTAATTTTTTATTTGAAAATCCTAATTTACTTAAAGGAACTTCTGCATTTTCAAATTTTAATGGTTCTAAAACTTGTTTTAAAGATTTACCTCTGTTTTCAAGATTTACTGTTTGAGTTGCTCTATCAATAAAAGTACCACCTCTATTAGTCATACCAACCAATATTCTAAATTGTTCATAAACATTTAATTGACCTGTAGTATTTTTAGTGTCCTCAACCCTTCTAACCATTCTTAAAACAGGATGTAATCTATCTATAAATAATCTTGTTAAAGTATCTTTTACATTTTGTGCGTCTTTTGGTTTTTCAAATTTAGTTTTAGATAATATTAATTTTACAGCTTCAGGAAACTCTAAACCTTTTAAAAATTTTTCATCAAGTTTTATTTTTTGACCCGTAATATCTTCTACTGTTCTTTTAATAGCTCTTGGTATTTCTAAATTTTTACTTGCCAAGTCTTGTTTAACAGACTTGTCTAATTTATAATCTGCTGCTAAATCAACTGCATCACGATTAGTTTTTTTAATTATATTAGGAATTTTTTTAGCTCCTCTTTCTCCTAAACCAAATGCACCAAATAAAATTACAGAATCTATTAACTGATCTTTACTTGGTAATTCTCTTTCTATAATTGCACCTGATCCCTCAAAACCTGCGACTCTTCCTATTAGTTGTGGTAAAAATTTATTACTTAATCCACCAAGTTTAGCAGCAGCAGTTAGTTGTACACCTTCTTTTAATCCTGCTTTTATTCCTTCGTTTCTAAAAATTTCCCAAAAGTTATTCCAATTTGCAACTTGACCTTTCTCTCTCATTTCTAAATATGTTTCTCTAATACTTCCCACCACAAGTCCTGATGTAAAAATACTAGCGTTAGGTGAACGAGTAGCAAACAAAGATGCACCACCAACACCAAAGTATAAAGGTAAATCTTTTACAATTCTTGCTGCATTGGTAATATTTCTTTCAAGAAAACCTGTGTCTTGAAAATCAACATTAAAATATTTACCATCTTCTTTTGTGCCATCAATATTTGGTATTCCATGAGCTTCTTGTATTAAATCAACAACACCTGAGTTCCAACCAGCTTTTATTCTTTCTCCTACATTATCTAATTTTTTTCCTACAGCAGCTTCTAATAAAGATGAATCATTTGGATTTTCTCTCTGTATTGTTTCTATTTCATCATAATTAACTATTTCAGGAATGCCTAAATCTTTTTCGTAAATTTTTTCTATTGCTTTTGTATCAACAGGTTCAAAGCCAAAATCTTTTGCTATTTCTTCACCAGTAAAACCACCTTGTGTTAATTGTTGTACTTTTTCTTGTTTCCAATTATCTATTTCAACTTGACTAAAACCACCTTGTTTAAGTTGTTGAACCTGTGTTTGTAAATCTGACATTATTATTCACTTATTCTTTTTAAATATTGTGAAGGAGTTTCATTTGGTAATCTTTTTATAGATTCATCAACTTCTTCTTTATCAATATTATCCATCATATTTTTAAATATTTTATTTTTATCTGATTGATATTGCATAAAATCTCTACCTATAAAATTTCTATTTTTATAATCTAATAATTCTAATGGTGATTTTCCCTCACTAATACCTTTAATATATAATGAATACATATCATCTCTAAATCTTTTGAGGTCGTTATTATAACTTGTGGGATCAAGTATCTTAATAACTTCTGTACTAATTAAATTTTTAGTTTCATCTATAAAACTATGAAATGGTCCAAAAGTTTTTTTAAATTGTTTTGGATTTTCGTTTTGTTGTTTTAGTATATCTGAATAATATTTTAAATCATCAAGATCAGTTTCTTCACCATACCTTTCTATAATAGATTTAGGTTGTGTTTCTCCTGGTAATAC